GTTACTACAGCATTATCTGCTGGAGTTGCTGCTAAAGTTTTATCAAGAGTTAAACTATATTCTCCTGAACCATTATTAACTAAAGATTGAATAGTATATTCTGTTGCATTACCAGCAATAGTAAATGCTTCATTTACTTTAGGTGCTGAAGTTAATCCATCAATTACTACTACTGTTCCAGATTGAGAACCTCCATCAACAAGAGGTGTTCCTCTTTGATTTAAAGTTGAAGTAGTTTGGCAATCTAATGTAACACTATCATCATCAGCAAATTTTTCTAATGTATATACTGTTGAACTATTTAAAGATCTTTTGCCTATCATAATTAAATTCTCATTTAATGAAGCAATTGATTGTATACTATCTCCTGTTCTTGTAAACCATTGTGTCCATCCTGCTATTTTTTCATCTCTAACAGAATGAAATACAGATAACTTACCTTGGTGAGTTGTTCCATTACTTAAGAAGAAAGCATATTGTTCAGGTCTAGTAGTATTACCTTTCATAATAGCTACTTCTTTTGGACTATCAATTAAATGTTGTGCAAGAATAGATACAGATGTAGATTTATATCCATCTTCTAAATCTGAATAAACAAATTCTCTAACTGCTTTACCATTCTTTTGAACAAAACCTGTAGCTTGATCAAACATTTGAGGAGCTGTTCTAGATATTCCATATGGTGTTTGTCTTTGAATACTAACATTAGCTGGAGTAATAGTATTATCAGAAGAAGGTGGAATATAATATTCACCACCATCTGTAAATACTTGTAGATCTTTACCAGAGAATAAATGTCTAACTTCGTTAACTAGATTACCAGATATATCTGTATCAATAGCTTCATCATCTAATCCTGTACCAAGATCAAAATCAAAGTAATGTCCAATCTGACTTGCAAACAAAGATGCAGGTCTAGACTTAACTCCACCTAACCATAATCTATTATCATGAAAAGTTACTGCTTGAGGATAACCTCTTTTAGCAGATACCGATTGTTCTTTCCAATCAGTATGTGGCCCAGTACTTCCCATATCTTCTATAATATGAATTGTAACTACTGTTGCAGAAGTATAGCCAGTTATCTTACCTTGTTTTTTATTAATTTGTATGTAGTCGCCTACTTGATTACTTGTAAATGTACTAGCACTTGCAGTAGCTGTTTTACCTGTACCTACTGTATTAGCAGATAGGGTAATTGTAATTCCACTATCAGCGTATTTATAAAATGGTTGTAATGATTTATTAACGCCACCATTACTAATAGCAGTATTTTCATCAAATATAAAACCATCACAAGTAAATGAAGTTGATGATGCTCTGAATATTCTTCTTGTTGGATTATCTCTATGAGTTACAAAAATTGTATCTCCTTTTTGAGCAAAGTTTAATTCAAATAATTGAGCTGTAGTCCAATTACAATTTGTTGTATAATTACTTGTAAGAGCTGTACCACTTGTATTATATACATCCATTCTATTGTTAGATAATACTATAATAGCTACTTCATCATCAGAAAATATAAATGGAATAATTCTAGACTCTGCTGGAAGTGATGCTAAGTAAGTTGTACCTGGTCTTCTCATTAAACCACCTTCTGCTAATAAAGCAAAATTTTTACAGCTTTTAGCACCTTGAAAATAAGAAGGAACATCAGTACGAGTTGCTAGTAATGGGTTTAATTCACCAGACGAAAAGTTCGTTAATACAGTCTTTAGTGTTCTGACCATTAGGCATCCGTTCTTGTAGATCTTCGCAGATTAATAAATCTATTAGTATCTAATACCTTTGAAGTTGTTTCAGAAGAATCAATATTTTTAGCAATAAGAAATTGTCTTTCAGCTAACTCTTTAAATTGTTTAATCATTGCTGCATCTCTAGCAACTGAACCTGCAAAGATTGCTGCTAACTCATATTCTAAAGCTAAAATAAAATGAGGTGGAAAATATGATTCATCTACTCTGTAGATATAATCCATAATTAATTTACTTGTAGAACCATAAGTGTTTACATAAATGTAATCTTGGTATCTAGCATATGGGATAACATAATCGTTTACTGTTACCGTATTGATTTGTAATACTTCTGGATTAGTAGGTACTTGATAAGCATAATCATATCTACCTACTGGAGTATTAGATAATAATGAAATTTGTTTTTGATTAGTAGCAAATCTCCATTTGTGTCTTGTTAGAGCTGCTCTTGTAATATCTTCGTATATGTTGTTGGCAACTAATGCTTCAGTACTTCCATCTGTAAAAGATGTTATAGGTTGAGCACCTATCATCACTAAAGCTCTTGCACATATATCTATCTTTGTTGTTGCCATAATTATTAAAAAAAATGACTTGGGGGATTGCTCCCCCAAATCGAAACTAGCACTATGCTAATTTTGATGTAGTAACAGTAGTTGCACCAGAAGCTGAAGTAACCACGATTAAATCAGATTCCATAGTACCACCAACAGTAGCTGCAACAAGGATCATATCACCTTGTTTCAGTTCTGCGTAAGCACTATTAAAGTAACCACTACCTACAATTGATGAAGTCGCATCTCCGTCAGTATAATACCAAAGAGAATTGCCACCCATCTGTGCTACCTTTTTAATAGGATTGTCAGTTGCGTATGCCATGTTATATATCTCCTTTTATTATTCTGTACAAAGTTGGACTCTTGCAGCATCGCCATCGATTTCTACTGCACCTAAAGATAACATAGATGTTATTAGGTGAGATACTTTCTCAGGGATGTAGTTAACTTCAGTTCTAACATCAGATCCAATTCCAGCACCAATTGCTGATTTATGGAAAGCTAGATTTTTTCTGTCCGAACCAGAAGTCGATAAACCAGAGTGTACGAAGAACAAAAATCCCATCCATCTCTTGGCAGTAATACCACCAGGGAATGGAAGATCATTCGGCCCTACATATTCAACTCTAGAAAATTGATCTATTGATAATAGATCTGACCATTGTTTCGGCCCAACTACCCAATATCTCTGACCATCGTCAGGAACATCATTTCCGTTAAATACTTCCATCATGTTCTTTGCTTTGATCAAAGTCATACCAGTAGCTGAACTGTTTACATTAGCTGCGATTGAAGTTGCTCCATCAAGCACATCGATAAGCACTTGGTCAGTTTTTCTACCTAGTGCGTACGCTGCTGATTGGGCTACAACTTGTCTTTCGTCAATGTTTACCTTTAACTCGTCAAGTTTGTCAACATAGTCTGCTGCGTAGTAATCAGTTAAAGTTGCTGACACATTGCTGTGAGCTAGATCCATTGCAACTACTTCAGCATGTCTTGCTTTAGTGTTTGCAGAACCTTTTGCAACTTTTTGAAACTTAACAGTAGAACCATTGACACCATTAACTGTTCTAACTAAATTTTTCAATTTGCTTCCCATTCTTTGGTAAGCCATATGAACTTCAGCTTCGAACTGCGTTATAAAGGCATTAGTTATAGATGTTGCCATTTGCATGTCCTTTTTTGTTAGTTATTATTATTAACCGATTATCTTTTAATGCAGAGGATTGTTGTCCAGTTAAGGGCAATCATTGAACATTTCAAAGGTCTTGAGATTATTAATATTTGATAACTAACTATGTAAGCAACGCACAATTATATCCATTCTTTAGGAATAGTTATAACTTCTCCAAATTCTATTTCACCTTTTTCGTCATGAGAATAAGTACCAAAAAGAGTAATATAATCATCTGTATCTTTATAAACCCAAAAGTCGCCTGTTACGCAGTTTGCAGGTCTAGCAGCTTCAATATCTTTTTCACTGATCCAACCTGTTTGACTAACGCAATCAAGCCACTTTATAGGTTTTTTAAGTTTTTTGTATTTAAACTTAACCTGGTTTTTGTCCTTTGTATGCCTTTTCATATAACTCCGTTACTCGTCTTACATATGCAGGATCTCTCCGTGAGCTGTCATAGTATCTAGGATCATTTAACATTGATTTAAGATCATCAATATTAGCAGAAACATCTACTTGTGTTTGTGATGTAGGCATACTGCTATCCTTGGTTAGTTTCATTACTTCTTCAAGAGCTTTAACTCCATCAGCTGTAGCAGCAAAACTAGATACTGCATTATAAGCATCTGGACTTAAATGTTTTTTAGACCACATGTTTGCAGCTTCTACTCTTTCCCTACCAGCATCTCCAAGTTTTTGTTTTTCAAGTTCTGGATTAGGAAGGTTTGCTGTTGCATTTTCTACAAATGCTTGGACTCCTGAATCATATTGTTCTTGAGTTAATCCTGCTTCTCTAGCAGTTTTACCCCACCATTGAACAATGGGCATTTCTTCTGAAATAGATACTTTAGTATTTTCATCTAGTTCAGGTACAGTTAACTTATAAGTTTCAGGAACCTTGCTTAATCTTTCTGTTTCAAGATCGGTTCTGATTTGCTTTGTTAAGTCTTCTGTTCTTGAACCTAATTTAGATTCAAGTGTGTTATAAGAAGAAGCTAAATTTTCTATATTAACTTCTTGTTTGTTAGCATCCCAAAACTTATCCTGAACAAATTCAGGTTTAGTTACCTCTGAAGGTACTTCAGTGGCGATTGGTGCTGCATTATTAGCATTATCATCTGCCATCGTTTTCTCCTTTGTTTATGCGTGTGTTAATAATTCCAACTAGAAATCGCATACCTTCTAAATGGAATAATCTGTTGCCATCAATATTTGGCCCAGCAACAGCTTCTATTGTGATTGATTTCAAATAGTCTAAAACTTTTTTACCCTCATCTCCTTTGAAGACATTGGCAAAATGTTTATTTAAAATCTGATCATCTGCTTCAGATCTTACATAACCATCTATACTATTTGCTATCTTGGGTTTCTCTTTCTTAAGGTCTTTCCAAGCCATAACTACGCTCCTGGTGGAGCTTCACCTCCTTCTGGTGTTTGTTGCATTTGTTGTAAACTGTTAACTAGTTCTTTTTGCTCTTGTTCATTTCTAATTAACTTCTCTGGTAAGTTCATTTTTTCAGCTAAATATTTTGCAGTTTCATTTTGATCCACAATTAAATTAATCATTTGTGGGCCAAATGTTCCAGCAATTATTTCGTTGAATCTAGTCACATCAGTAACATCTTGCATATGTTGAGCTTGTGCTAGAGGTGAACGAGGAGCTACTTTAACTTCCCTACCGTTTACTTTAGGGATTTCTATTCTACCCTGTTTGGATAAAATTCTAATTATTCTTCTTAATAATGGATTTATTAATTCAGATTGAAGTCTACCAAAAGAAGAACCTATCTGTCTAGATAGATCTGCCATTCTTTCAGAAACTTCTGTTGCTGTCATAGGTGTTCCTTCAGGTCTACCTAATGCTTCCATGTATAATGCTTTCTTAATATTCTGACGCATATCATTTAATACTAATTGAGCTACATCAAAATTAGATGCTGATTGAATTGGTAATAAACCTTTAGAACCTGGAGCTACAGGTATTAGAGATCCGGGAACAAGTGAAATGTTATCAGGATTAATTACGCCATCATCTTCATAAGTATATACTCCAGATACAGACATCTGTGCATTTTGTAATATTAATTCTATTGTAAGGTTACAAGTTTTAATAGCACCCATTGCATTAAATACTGGGCCTCTACCATATACTTCACCAGATGCTTTGTTCCATCTAAATACTAAATATGGATTTGAACCTTCACCTTCATATATTTCTTCTAATAAAATATGTTTAGGATTTTCTAATACTACACACATCTTATATTTTTCTACATTGTCTTCGTGAATTTTATATACAGCTTCTATTATTTTAATTTTTTTCTTTTGTTTTAAAGGATCAAAGTTTTCAGGTAATACAGCTCTAGGATATAAAATATTTATTTCGTGAGGTTTACATTCTCTAGTTCTATAAATAGAATCTATAGCACCATCTGGGCCAGTGTTTAAACAAACTCTTGTTAATGGTACTGCTGAAAATTTAATTGGGTTTACAGCATCACCTTCTTCAACAAGAATAACACCTGTACCAATTGCAAGATCCATAAATGATTCATGAATCTCTTGATTAAAATTAGATGCTTGTAATACTTGAAATACATAGTCAGTAATTTTATCTAACTCTAAATTAATAAATGGTCTATTCTGTTCTGGTATTTCTGTACCAGCTTGAAAATCTGCCCATCTAGCAAAAGTAGGAACAATACCTGCTTGTAATCTAGATGCAAATTCTTGTACTCCAACTACAGCAGTTTCATCAAAAATTTTATCTGTTCTTTTTTGACCAGGAGCTTCTTCATAAAATGATTCTCTATTAGGAAGACAATATTCATATGCTTCTTCGAATCTATCTTTCCAATAGTCTTTTATATTTTTAGCTTCCTTATATTTTTTAAGGATAGCTGTTGCTTTATCTTGTCCACCATAATCTGGTGCATCTGCTGTTTCTATATATTCCATTTATTTTTTCTTTTTATTTTTTTCCTTACCAAGTCTGTCCATTTCTTTTTCAACAGATCCTGGCCCATAAATAAAATCAATCTGTGCATCAGTAGCAGGATAATGATCTCCGTGCTTTTTTTTACCTTCTGCAATTTTTTCTTTTATCCATGATTTAGTATGCCATGATTCATGTGCCATAGTTATCTCCTTTAATTAAAAAATCCTCTACCACCTTCATTAGCAAATAATGATCTCGAGCTTTTTACAGATAGTCTTTTCTTTTTAGAGTAATCTGCTTGTTCTTCATTTGCTTGATCTTTTTTTGCATCTGCTGCTGCATTTTCTTGTTCTAATTGGAATGTAGATTTTTCTACTTTGTTATCATTTTCATTTCCACCCATCCAAACTTCTTTACCACCTACATTTTCTTTTCTCCATCCACCTGTAGGATTTCCATAAGCATCTGTTTTACCAGACATTCTATTACCTAAATAGTTACCATAAACTTCGTTTTGTTTAGCTGAAGATAAATTTTTAAATTCTGCTTGAGTATAACCAATATTGTTTTTAGCTTTAGTAGAACCTAAAACTTTATCTGTAAAATATTCTCTTGTTTTAACTGAACCTTTATCAAATAAAGATCCAACAGTATCATAAACAGGATGACCTGTTTTTTTATATTTACCTGCTTCGTGAAATTTATCTAGTTTTTGATTTTCTATTTTATTTTTTAAATCATAATCAACACCTACAGCTTTACCACCTTTGTAAGTTTGAAATGTAGAACCTTTTTTTACTCCAGCTTGTTGTTTTCTGTCGTAAGTAGATTGTCCGTCTGAATTACCTTTGTTACCATCGTTTGACATTAAATAATATCCTCGTCATCAAAGTCATCAAAGTCTTCCCCTGATATAACTTTTTTTAATTTAGCCATAACATCATCTTCTTGAGCATGTAAGTCTTCTAATTCTTCAATAAGTTCTTCAGCTGTTTTCGATTTGTCTGCCATTATTTATCCTAGGTTTTTTCCAAAATGACTTATATCCAGCTTTTATCAACGCACAATATAGTTGGTAAGGGGTAATGATCCACCACCTATAGAACCCTATCAATCTCATAATAAATGATACACAGCTTAATTCTTTAATCCTCATAAGATGCCAATCATCTTTAATAGGACATACAAGAATCTCATAGTCATATAGGTATTGTAAAAACTTTTGACAATCTTCTTGGCTTATCATTTCTGTTCTAATACCTGCGTGTGTAAAATGCAGGTGTTCCCATAGATCGTGTTCAGGTATATATTTTAAAGCTCCACAATGGGCAAAGCCATGTGGTGGCTTCCACCACCATATCCATTTAGAATATCTAGTAGTTCTAGTATTATGGAAATATATTAACCATTCCTCTTGAACAGATCCCATACTTTCCTTTTCTTTGTTCTTTGTCCAGCAAATACATCCCATTCCTTTTTTACTACAGTAGGTTTATTCTTTGATTTACCTGATAGTAAAGTTCTACCTTCTCCAGCACCCATCATTAAATATTGGAGTGCATCGTGAACATGGGAGTATCTATTTTTAAATGGCTTCTCATCATATCTATCTCCAGATGTTTGAAGTCTTCTATAATGATAACCACCATTAAATCCTTTTTTAAGATTGATACATTGTGGATCTAGAACAAATCCTGCCTTTCCATCGATTAGTCTTTGTAGAGCTGTATCTACAGATTCAATTCTTAAAGCTACATCATTGGAAGGTGCAGGTACAGCTTTTAAACCATAGTTTCTCATAATTGAGAAGGGAGTTCTTTCATCCGTCTGTGATCTAAAATCTCCAGCAGGATCTCCATATATTTGTATATCATAACCTTTATAATTTTTAGCAATCTCTCCTCGAAGTAATTCTGAAAATCTCATAACTCCCATATCAAAACAAACAAGTTCATTTAATATGTTCCATCTACCTAAAGCAGTTCTTTGTGCAAAGACAGCTGCAGGTGTTAATCCAAAGTCAATTCCTATAAATATAGGTTGGCTCATTGTCATATTTAATTTATCTTTAGATACATGTAGTTCTTGTTTAAAGTTTGGATATACAGGTTTACCTTCTTCTATAGCACCTAGTTTATTTAAAACATAAACATCTATCCATCCCTTTGTTTTACCTCTAATAATATTAGGATAATATTTTGGGGTTAGGTTTTTTTTATTTTCTGCATTGTCATTATTGTCATATGCAGTTGTATAACCATCCTTATCTTTCTTTTCTAACATAGCAGGAGGTTGAGTATGAAAGCTCCAGTTATCAGGTTTGATTAACATCAGAGCTTCATCACGAGATATATGATCTGGTACTGGAACATCACCTGCCATTATCGGCCACCAATGATCTTCTTCAGGAGCATTAGTGTCTGCTATAACTCCATACCATGTAGCTCCACCATCTCTCATGGATGGAAATCTTCCTACCCTCATAGTACAAGCGTCAATAATTGATTTCGGAATCTCTCTCGCTTCGTTTACCCATACTCCAGTTAATTCTAAAGATAGTAGTTTCTTAACATCTTCAGGTCTATCAAGAGCTAGAAATATAACTTCTATTTCTAAATCGCCTTTATTAATTCTATGTGTATAAGGTACTGACCAAGCAAAATCTCCCCACTTATCTTCAGGAAACCAATCTAACCAAGTTTTAATTGTTGTTGTTTTTAATTGGGGATTAGTATTTCTAATTACTGCCCATCTAGATTTTCTTTTGCCTTCTTTGTTTTTTTGTTGAAGTATAGCTCTACGGAATATTTCAATACAACAAGCTACTGATTTACCAGAACCTACTGGCCCTCTTAATCCTCTAAAGAAGTCTTCTGACTTCATAAAGGTTTTTAATATTTCTCCTACAGGTTTATATTCAAAATTAATCGACATTAGTACCTACATTTGCTTTTAACATTTTATAAACTGTTTCTTCTCCAAATGCTTCTATGAGTTTATCAGCTTCATAATCTGTTATCATATGTGTAGGATAATAACTTAAGTGTGTTTTTTTTACAATCTTTCTTAATCTTCTTCTATCTTTCAAACTTAAATTATTGAGGAACGACATTCTTGTACCTTTACTTGTAATATTACATTTTTTAAGATTTCTGCTTCTTTACCATATTTCTTTTCAAAATTTTTTTTATCCAAATGAATCCCTGTATTACCTTGATGATGTTCATGGCATAAAGGTATAACTTCAAAATGGGAGCTTCTTCTTCCCATTCCAACATTACCTTTTCCATTATTTCTTATATGGTGTAAAGTTGCAGGTCTTTGACAGACAAAGCAACCCAATTGGGCTACCTTGTCCATCCAAAGTTTTTCTTCTTTAGTAGCCACTAGACTTTGGCTTGGGCTTCGGTTTCGGTTTGGATTTTGGTTTGTTTGGCTTCTTCGTAGGTTTTTTCATTGATCTCCTCATATGTTGCTCTGCAGCCATCAGGGATAGCAGCACTTGCTTTTTGCATTGCAATAATATCATTTTCTGCCTTATAGTAAATTTCTTTTTTTAATATATCTGTACCCCATATTAGTACTTTATAATACATATAGTTCCTTTCATATTGTGGAACAAAGAGGTCTAGCAGATATTAATTAAAATAAAAACGCACCAATGATAAATCCAGCAATTGCGAATACAATCTCTCTACGATTGTGTAATTGCCAAACCATGATTTTGTCGACATACTTTTTCATTTATCCTCCTTGTCTGTTGTAAGATTTGAAACTTCTTTTCTTGCCTTTGTTCATGGAACTGAACTTTGGCCTTCTACTAGCTTGACTAGTCTTTTTGTACTTTGCCCTAGTTTCATGGGCAACCTTTTCAGTATTAAATTTTTTTCTAGCCATATTACTATGCTAACGAATATTTAATGGTTTTCAAGAAGTACTTAAAATAACCCTTATCGTGTGTATGACTCCACTAGTCATCT